CGTAAGCATACTTCCAGTTGAAAGCATTCTGATGCTGGAGAGCCTTGATATTGGCACATTCAGTAGTGATGATAGAAACACCGACGTCATTACCGTACTTACCAGGACCGATGGAAGCGATAACGAGTTGGTCTGGGAGGCTGACATACTTTTCAATATCGCCGTTACCAGGTTCGTCTTCGGATTGGGTCAAGATAGTGTAACCCTCGGCATAAGTCTTATCAACGGAGTTAACGAGATAAGAAGTCGGGGTTGCAACAATGTTGTCAACGGTCTTGCGTTCGTTGTTACCTGTATAGTAAGTAAATTCCGGAGTAATCGGATTGATTGCCGGAGTAACCGGGTCAGCTGCAAATACTGGAATCTTCTTGAACTTGTTTTCTGCGTCATCAGCGATGAGGTAGAACAAATTCTTGTTCAAACGACTTGTGATTTCTGCAGGAGTATCTTTGACGATACGCTCAACAATATCAAGATTGTTGAGAACACTTACATAACGCAAGTAAGTATAGTTGCTGATTTCAGAAACATCGTTGATACCGTTGTCATCCATGACACGAAGAATAATCTGACGCGGTGTAGCGTTAGCGTTGATAATCGGGTCATAGGATTCTGTGGTATTATCCTTGTACATTTCAGAAATGTTGCAAGCAGAGTAGATATTTTCGGCGCGGTGTGCAACATCAGTAATTTCAGAAACCATGTAGTTACTGATAATATCGTGAGTTTCATCGACATAGCCGTATTCGGTATAAGAAATACCAGAAACAGAACCACGGTCATAATCTTCATTATTATAATCGATGGTATCGGCGTCGACATAATATGCCTTTGGCGTATCTGGATCTTCCCAGTCGATAATCGGCATCTTATAAGCTTTAGCGGCACGATAACCGCTAGAAGTGGACTGCCATGCGTCTGCCTTAATCAAATTATCCGGATCATAGAAGTTCGCGGATGTGAAAATATCCTTGTAAGCAACACCGGACTGAGCCCAAGTGCTAACCTTGTCGTTATTGCCCCAGAACTGAATAGTTGTCGGAGCCTTATTCAAGGTATCATCAGCAGGAACAGTAATAGCAACTTCACGTTCGCCATCGCTACCAGGAGTAGAAGTCAAGAATGTAATCATTCCAGAAGCAGCAGAACCAGTTTCCCAAGCAGCACTTGTGAAAATCAATTCATCATCGGAAGAAATATTGCCATCAAAACGTTTTGGATAATTGACGTGTGTACCCTTTAATACATTCGGGTTAACGCTCGGCTCTTGTGCGAGCTTCTTATAAACAACAATATCGGTATTCTTCGAAAGAATATCGGTAAAGACGTCATAACGACCTTCCTGGTAAAGGTAGAAGTTGTCTTTTGCAGCAGTAGCTGTAGGATCTGGGAACAACCAATCTCCGCTAAGAGTGCTGAGATTTTCATCTACCGTAGAAAGCTTCGGAATAAGATTTAACTGGTAGTCGCCCTGGGAGTCGACATATTTAAAAACGCCAGTATTGTCGTCCTTATTCGTGATGGTTGCATCCGGATAAGCAAACTGGAGTTGTGCATACTGTTCATCACCCATAGTTGCACGAACTGCATAAAGCTGGGTGGAATTTGCGAAATAGTTTTCGGCAGCGAAGTGACCGTAGTCGGTCAATGATTCTGGTTCGCCGAAGACTTCTACGAATTCATTATAGTTACGGGTAACGATACGCTGGTTAACCGGACCCTTGTTAGACTTCATGACGATAGCGCCAATGCCTAAACCTGGTTCGGTTTCGGTACGGATCGTATTGTCGATTTCCGTAAATTTAATTCCGGGCACTGTATATTTTGCCATAGAATCTCCTAAAAATTAAAAAATTAACAAAAATATAGAAATTTCACTCACTCACTTATGTAAACTATATATTATTTATATCAGGAATTTCAGAAGAACTGCCCGAAAACGAAATTTTCTTGATTTTTGACTCAATATCGATATTATATAATTCTATAAATAATACAAAGCTTAAATAATTAAGGAGATTTTTATGGCAGAACAAAATAATATGTCGGTTTTTACGACAAGCATTGTAAATAAGCCAGACCTCGTTAAGCAATATCTATTTCAGGTTAACTTTTTGTACGAGAAGGGTTCCGCACTTTCAGATATTCTTGACACCGAAGAGTTGATGCTCTGTGCTAAGACTATGACGATTCCTCAGAAAGAATTCAATACTATCGAAACTCATTACATGGGTTCTAAGCTTGTATATCCGGGTAAGGCCACGGTCGCCGGTGAATTTACCGTTCAGTTCGATGAATTCCAGGATTTGTCCGTTTCTATCGCCTTGCACCGTTGGGCTAACTTGCTTTTCAGCCAGGGTTTCGAAAATGATATTGACGTGGCCGGTCGTGTAACTGGTGGTGCTTCGTCTAACTACGCTAAGGATTATACCGCTACGGTTGAAATTCTTCTTTATGATTCCACATTGAAGAAACTCCTCCCTATCAAGTGGGTTCTTTATCGTGTATTCCCGAAGACTATCGCTACTTCCGACCTTGGTGCTGAACAGGAAGGCAAGGTTACTCGTAGCTGTACCTTCAGCTATTCGAACTTCGAAATGGTTACAACCTAATAGTTCTGGACATTTATATTCAAGACCGGGTAAAACCGGTCTTTTTTATAAATAGAATAACAGTAGAGGATAAAATGTATAAAGCACCAACCTTTTTTAAGACAAAATTTGAAAAGTATGCCACAAAAGTTTTGAGAAAACTCAAGTCTCTAGGTGTCGATACTGAAAAGTATATCGGTAAAATTCTGGATATTATTACTGATTATTATGACGATGTAGATATAGACTATGCCGCACAGTGTATTAAATTTGAACTTACTCGTGACTTCGGCCGTGAAAAGGTAAATCTTCACGGTATTCGTGAATCTGTAGGTTCTGATATTGATACATTCATCGACAATACGCTTGATGCTCTCAATTTGCAGGCCGATAAGGAAATCTACGATTATTATAATAGTAACCGTGATGAAATCGCCCCGTTCTATAACGGCGGAAAGACTGATCCGATTGATGCCGCTGACGAGCTGATTAAGTTCTATAATGAAGATAAGAACGGCAATAACGGTACAGACGAGACAAGTTTGACAAAATTACAGAAGTTGTTCCGTTCTGGCAATATCATGAAGAACCCGAATTCTGCCGATGGCCAATGGGCTACTCCGGATTATCCTATTTCTTATGCGATTTCTGAAAATGACGTTGAAACACTTAAGGATTATAGGGAAAACGGTATTCCGTCCAGCCTTGTAACCGGCGACAGCGAAGATACTGAAAGAATCCCGTTCAACCAGCAGGTTAATACTGAATTCGTTCAGGATTATGCACTTCTGACTAAGAATGTGGCTCTTGAAGGTAAGTCAATCGATGACGCTTTGGACTTTATGGACCAATTTGTTGACAATTTTGTCATTTCGCCATATGACTTATATAATATATTCGCAAATAAGACGGGTGATGACCAGGTTCTTTATAATATGATTATCAATTATAACGATAATACGACTAGTGAAGAGGCTGATTATTTTGGTGTTCCGCTCGAAGATTTGGTCGAATTTGCCCAAACCGAGCTTTTAGGACCCTCGACAGACATTGATTAACCCCAAATATTCAAAAATATCAAGATTAATAAGGACCATTAATCATATGGTCCTTTTGTCTTTTTGCGAATTTTCCAATTTTTCAAGTATAAATAAAATATAAAAACGGTAAAAGTTTTTAAAAATCTAAACTATATTGGAGGATTCAATGGAAAAATTTCTAACTAAGCTTTCCGGCGTTTGCTCAGCCGAGGACCTTAATGAAATCAAGCAGATTTTCGAGGCCGCGGTTGCTGAAAAGGTGGAAGCAGAAAAGGAAAAGATTGCCCAGGATCTCGCTAAGAAAGCCGATGAATTTTCACAGACAAAAATCAAAGAAGCCAAGGAACAGAATGCCGCTAAGGTAGAAGAAATGGCTAATGCTTGGTGTGCGGAACAGAAAGCACTTCTCGAAAAGGAAGCAAACGAAAAGGTTGAATCCTATAAGAAGAAGCTCGAAGACGCCTCCGAACAATATATCTTTGAATATTTTGAAAAGAAGTTCAAGGAAAAATATGGCGAAGAACTTGAAGCTCTCGAAGAAAAGGTTATTACTGGCCTTGACAAGTACCTCGAATATAATATCAATGAAAAGATTGACCCAAGCCTCATCAAGAAGCAGGCAATGACCGAAACTTACGCTCCTATCATCGACGGCATCAAGCGCCTCTTTGAAGAAGAGTATGTTCCGATGGATCTCTCTGGTTCCAAGAAGATTCGCGACATGAAGGCTGCAAATGCCGAACTCGAAGAATCCTTGAAGAAGCAGGTTTCCGAAAATATGCGTCTTGCTGAATTGGTTGAAATTTCTGGTAAGAAGTCTCTTATCGCTGAAAAGACTGCCAGCTTGAGCGTCGCAGAACGTGCAAAGGTTAAGAAGTTCTTCAAGGACAAGAGCCTCAACGAAACCAAGCGCGACATTGATCCTTATATCGAGATGGTTCAAGAACAGACAGAAAATTATGAAACGGTCCGCCGTGAACGTGCTAAGCTCTTTGAGCAGCGTGAACGTCCGGTTCGCAAGTCTCGCTTTGTCGAAGACACTACTGCTGAAACATTGACTGAACGTTTTAGAAAACAGGAACCTGAAGTTGATTCCACGACTGCCAGGGCTTCTCAGTTTTGCTAATTACGAGAATTCCAAAAAAATTCATATAAATAAAGTATAAACGATTTTTATAGGAGAAACAATAAATGAAAGTTACACAATCACAAGCTACTATGGTAGATACTTGGGCCAAGGCACCGGGCGGACTTTCCGTTGCTGGTATCAAGGACTCCCTTGTACGTTATAATACCGCACGTCTTCTTGAAAACCAGAAGACTAAGAATCTCGGTGCAGAACTTCTCACTGAAGATTTCACTCAGGGTGTAGGTGCTCCGCTTGGTCTCGACCAGGGTATTCCTCACGGTGGTGATGCTAAGGGCGTTTTCGCTCCGATTTCTCTCGCACTCGTCCGTCGTGTGTTCCCGCAGCTCTTCGCTAACGTTCTCGTTGGTGTTCAGCCGTTGACTGGCCCTGTCGGTCTTGCATTCGCACTCCGTTACATTTATAAGACAAACAACCCGAACGAACTCGTTGAAGCCGCATGGAAGGCAGTTCCTCGCTTCTCTGGTTATACCGGTTCTACCGCTAACCAGTCTGGTGAATGGGATGCTGGTACCGGCGTTGACACTCAGTCCGCTGAAGGTTGGAAGATCACTGGCCCGACTTTTGGTTCTGATGACCCGTCTGTAAGCCGTAAGATGCCGGAAATCGGCCTTATGCTCAGCCGTCAGTCCAT